ATCCTCGATCGGAAGAAGTGGTTTATTATCGATGAGACGATTCAGAATAGCCTTAGTCAACCCAATACTGAATCCAGAATGACCGTCTTCACACAGAGAATTAAAGGCTTTCAGTGCGCTTTCGTAGCAAGCACAACCATAATCCCATTCTCCGTCTTTTCGGTCCGGTTTTTCACGGCGGCAGGCAATAGCTACCTCATTTTCAGCCCAACGCTCAATACTTGATCTCTCGCGGCAGGAATTGATAGAACGATTTCTGTCGTCTATGTACTCATTTGCAAATATCTTTCTGCAATTTCCACCAAATGCTTCCACGATTTCCGGAAGGTTATCATTTACAGCATCAAAGATCAGTCCGTACTTTTTACACCACTCTACGGCATCTTTGGTTTGCTCTTCATTTCTGGATGTCCAGAGAATCAGCTTTTCTCCGTTAGTCTGTCTCCTTTTCAGGTACTCGATGAGCTCCTCGTTCGGCATACCAATCTCCGGCCACTTGTTCTCGCATAAAGTTCCGTCAAAATCTACTGCAATAATATTCTGTTTCATTTATTTTCTCCTTTCAGTTTTCAATCCATTCGTTATCGATATAGTAAAAACCAAATACGCATAGTCCGATAACAATTATCCAAATCACCCAGAATAACCATAGTTTCCAATCGCTTTCCAAATAATCAACAGTTTCTTCAATGGTGCTGTTTTCATAAAATGAAGAATTATCAGATATGGTTTTATCCCGTAATTCAGTAAATATGGTTCCTATATATTCCGTATCAACTCCATAATACTTATGCCGGATATGACTTGATTCTTTTATAGTGTCAATATGTTCAGTACTTGGAAACTCTACCTTGTTCGATGGGAAGATGTGTCCTAAAAATGTAATTTCCGAACATCTTTGTTCTTCGCTTCCCGCATAGTCCCAAGACCAATAAGTTTCAGTTTTGGTATGTGTCTTTCCTTTAGAATCGGTTGTAGTGACAGTTCGTGTATGCATATTGTAATGTTCCTCTATTTTTTCTATATACATATACTCCCCGTTAATTTCTGGATATGAAACAGTATCCACAGCCTTCAAATCTCCATAAACGAACGCATAACCAACGTCGGTTCTCATCCCATATTCAAACAGCTCAGAGCTTTCGATTTTAATAGCTTTATTGTACTTTTCGTTCCGATCCAGAATATAGTTTGAAATTCTCCCAGAAATCACAAAACCAATAAGAAGCATCATTGCGATTATGGATATACTTGCCAGAATCTCACGCTTAGTAATTTCAAAATCTCCAAAATCAAAGCCTCTATTTTTCATGGCATCAATCTCCAAATAAATTTTGAGGCGCATCTACAGGAGCACCATAATCAAGGTACTGATACTGCTTCGTTTCATATCCCAAAATATTTAAAAAGAATCGAGTAGGAAATTTTCTAACATAGCGATTGTATTCTTTAATCTGCTTGTTATAATTTTCTCTATATTCGGCGAT